TGGTAATCCTGTTTATAGCCGTTTTCTTTAATCACCGGCTTACCGTTGATACATTCGACATAGGCATAATAAAAAGAGCTGTCGGCTTCCACTTTATAAATGGTGTCTTTTACTACGTGAGTAATAGTCTTGGTATTTTCAATCGTCACCGGCGGGAGTGGCCTTCTACCTGAGCAGGAAACCAAAGCCAGTGAAATAATTAAAAACGCAAATATGGATGAGGAAATTGTTTTCATTTTAATAATTTAAATACCCTTTAATTGATGTTCTAAGACGTTTTCTGCGGCACACTTCAATACCTTCACGGCTTCCTGTGTCGTTGGTATTACCCTCAATGGTATAGATGAATTTTTCATCAAACTTCTCTACTATTCCGGTATGTCCGAGACCTTTTCCATGATCCATAATGAAAACGGAACCAATGCCCGGGTTTTTAGATTTTTGAGCCGGTAATGCTTTATTCCAGGCAGCTAAAACGCCACCCGTTTTTACCGCTGTATTAGAAACTTTTAAATTTTTTGAAGCTTCAGAAAAGCACCAATAGATAAAAGCCATACACCAACTTGCGGGAAAGTTTATTCCGACAGAAGCCAAGTAGGTTTTCACAGGTTCTCCCCAGTTGCTTCCGTGAGGTTTCTCAGATTTTCCAATTTGAGAAATTGCGACTAAAAGTGCTTTTTCTGAAAGTTTCATAATTTAAATTATTGCTGCACAGTCTTGATTTTGGAAGCGGGTAGCGACAAAATAATGACGGTAATTCATTCTGTTGGTTTGGTTTTCAGGATCCGTTTCCGCTTTTGCGAAATACTGCTTTGTCATTCCTGTTTTTTTGGCAATATTGGATTTTACAAACATGATTGATGCCTGTCTGTCACCAGCTGCCGGAACAGAGCCGTAAGCCTTTTTAACTTTCGTTGCAACCGTGTAATATGGATTACCCCCATACTTATGCAGTTCAAATCCTGCAATCATAGGGTTTGGCTTCCCTTTTGCGTAATCGATCATCTGATTACCGAAGTTTTTACGGTCCAGTAATAAATCATTCCAGTGATTTTCACATAAAACCAATCTTCTGTCATCTTCAGCAACACCCGCAGTATCACAAGCAGATTTTAAGGCTACTAAATCTTCATAAGTCAATCTTAATCGACCGGAAGGATCAGCTAAGGCTTCCGCGCCACCTGTTGTTACAATAACCGGCATTTTGACATTTGTAGCATCAGCCGGGGCAATTGAATGAATTGCTTTTTTGAATTTTCCTTTTGAGATAGAATTTGTATGAGACTTTGTTACGGCATCAATCTTATCGTAAGACGAACCTTTTACAGCATCATCAGTTACCGTTACGACTTTAGTCTGGTACTTATCCAAAGTAATATCAACGGTTCCGTCTGAATAAACCTGCGCTGCGATTGGATACGTTGTATTGTTAATTAATACATCTACATCAAAATTTGTTACAGCAACATAAATTTTATTCATTTCGGTGATATCACCCTCATTAATAACAGATACATCTGCATCAAGTTCAGGAATACCGTCTAAGAATGTTGCTGCGGTATTTTTATCTATGTTACGGATAACACGTTTTAACCATATTTCAGGGTAATTTGCTGGCATATTATTTAATTTTAGGGTTATGCAAATAATTTTTTGTACACGTCAGGATTTGCATTTTTCCATGCCAATCTTTGCTCTTCTGAGAGCGTCTGAAACTTCTCTTCAGTCATAGGTTCGCCTCCGACCGGTGTTGTCACGCCGGCAGAGAGGTCTATTTTTTTAGGGAAAGTTTCCAGTGTAGATTTTGCCAGTTCAAGATTCTGAGCCGCCAAATCGATAAAAGTCTGCTTTTTATCAGCTGTAATTCTGCCTTCCTGAACAGCAAGGGTTACCATAGTTTCGATTTCCTGCGATTTTTTCAGTTGATCAGCTTCCTGATAAGCCTGTAATTCTTTTTTTACTTTTTCAAGTTCCAAAGCGTTTTTATCATATTCGTTTTTCATAGTAAGAATAGCTTTGTCCAGTTCCGGCTCTTCTACATTCTGAGTAGTTTGCGCAAATCCTAAAGCGGCAAAAGCCATTAGTGATAATTGGATTTTTTTCATTATTGAATTGTTATTATTAATTGGATTGTTGATCGGGGCTTCCTGTGGGCTGCCTAATGACAGGCAAAGTGTTTTTACTTCGGGTTCAGTCATCCGGTTTCCGTTTTTATGGTATAATGCAATAGAATTGGCATTGGAAGGAACGGCGACAATTGAAACCTCCATGAGTTCGCATTTTGTAAGAATCAGATCGCCGTTTTCATTTTTAGTGAAATCAGCCTCATCAAACAAAATTCCCATAGAACAGCCTTTAAGTGTACCTGATTCTACCTGCCTTACTAATTCCTCATAACTCTTTGTGTCGAATTTCGGAGTTCCGGAAAGAGTCCCGTTTCCTGCCTGTACATCTTCCCAGGTTCCTAATACTGAACCTGTCCAGTTCCAATGATCGGCAAGGCAGACCGGATTTTGTGAAAATCTGCGGGTATCAATTCCGGAAGAAAGAATATAAAAGCCGTAAGAGTTTTTTACGCTTTCGTCATTAAATACAAATCTTTTATTTTCTGACATTTTATGAGTTTCATTTTTGCAATTTTTCTTAAATAAAACCGCTCGCTTCCAGAGCGGTTTCTTTCCTTTTAGTTTTTTTGGATTAAATTTTTGTTTTCATAAGATTTAATTGCTTGTTGAGATCACAAAATTGCATGTGTTTGAACCTAAAAAAAAGAAGCTGTCAGATGTTCAGACGGCTTTGTATGATGGTTTTACAATACTGTACGATGGTTTTACATATTTTTTTATCAGGCCTTAAATCGGCAGACTTTTGTTGATAAAATCCACTCTTAGAAATGGCAAAAAGGACAAAAGAACAAACTGAAATATTAAAAGAATTAGCAGAAAGAATCTATCTGTCCGATTACAGCCTTACGCAGAAAGAAGTATCGGAAAAGGTAGGCGTTACAGAGAAAACGATCAGTAATTGGATAGAATCGGGAAAATGGAAGGATAAGAGAAATTCTCTTTTAGTTACCAAGAAAAACCAGCTTGTTAATCTCTATCAGCAGTTAGAAATGATCAATGAAGAGATTAAAGCGCGTAAAATTGTTTATGATGTTCCTGCATGGCTTTTAAAACCTATTAAAACCAAAAATGCTGATGGTTCTGAATCATTAGAATTTCCAAAATATAATGAATCCGATTATCCTGTTAAGATTGGTAATACGCCTACATCGAAAGAGGCTGATATAATTTCAAAAATAACATCATCCATTAATAAAATGGAAACGGAAACCAGTTTAGGTGAAATAATCGAGTGTGGTATTGCATTTTTAGCATTTATCAAACCTCATGATTTAGAATTTGCAAAGAAATTCTCATCATTATACGATTCATTCATTCAGTCAAAAATCTAATATATGGACAGAAAAACAGGTGCATTATTAGAAGTTTGGAATAATAATAAAGAAAACTTATTTCGGGCCACACCGGTGCGCACAGATGAAACGCCTTTTGAAAAAAGAAGGCGAATCGAATATCTTGAAAAACATCCGGAAGAATGGAAAAAGGAATATTTCAGCAATTTCTACACCGCTGAACCTGCGGTTTTTCATTTAAAGGCCAGCCAAAGGATTTTGAATAATCCGGAATGGTACGAAGTCCTTTCGTGGTCGCGAGAGCTGGCAAAATCTACCAGAACAATGATGGATGTTCTTTATCTGGTTTTGACCGGAAAAAAGAAAAATATCATTCTTACTTCCAATTCTTACGACAATGCCGTTCGTTTACTTGCACCTTATAAAAAAGTGCTTGAGCTTAACGACAGGATCATTGCAGATTATGGAGTGCAGGAAAGCTTGGGAAACTGGGAAGCCGGGGAATTTGTAACCCGGAAAAATGCTTCATTCCGGGCATTAGGAAAAGGACAGTCACCGCGTGGTACTAAAAAGGACGAAAAACGTCCTGATGTTTTGTTAATTGATGACTTTGATACCGATGAAGAATGCCGTAATCCGGATCGTATAAAAGAATCAGTTAAATGGATTGAAGAGGCTTTAATTCCCACACGTTCAATCTCTGAACCTCTTTTGATTATAGCCTGCGGAAACATCATTGCCAATTATTGCGCCATTACAGAAATGGCAAAAAAAGCGGATCACCATGATATTATTAATATCCGGGATAAAAACGGAAAATCTTCATGGCCACAGAAAAATACAGAGGCACATATAGACCGGGTTTTATCGCAAATATCATACAATTCTGCGCAAAAAGAATATTTCAACAATCCGGTAACAGAGGGCGATGTTTTCAAGGAAATAACATGGGATAAATGCCCTAAAATTTCTACCTGTGATGCGGTTTTAATGTATGGTGATCCGGCAACTTCAAACAAAGACAAAGGCAAGGCATCAACCAAGTTTTCAGGAATTATCGGCAAAAAGGGCTTTACATATTATATATATACATGCTGGCTTGATACAATGGGTAATTCAAAATTCATTGATACTCTTTTTGAAGGTCACAAATATTTGCGTGAAAATGAAGTTGATACCCATAAAATTTATATAGAAAACAATTCTTTGCAGGATCCATTTTATGAGCAGGTTTTATATCCGCTGATCAGGCAGAAAGCGCAGGAATCCGGAATAATGATCCCAATCACACCCGATACGCGTAAAAAGTCGGAAAAATATTTCCGGATTGAGGGAACACTCGAGCCCATTAACAGACTGGGAAACTTAATTTTTAATGAAAAGGAAAAAAACAATCCTAATATGAGAAGATTAGAATCTCAGTTTTTAGGAGTCTCGGAAAAAGCTAAAATGATGGACGGCCCGGATGGGGTTGAGGGCGGTGTTTGGATTTTACAAAATAGAATGTCGAATTATGAAAACGCCTACGTGGTAGGTAAAATTTCTAACAGAAAATATTAAAATATGTTTTTACTACCAGATGACATGGGAACAGTAATCTATGATTACCAGGTAAGCCAGATAGCCGATGGCGATGATACCGCAATGCCTTCTGCAATATCAGCGGCGGTTGAGGAGGCTCAATCTTACCTTACGCCAAACAGCAGAAAAGAGTGGCAGGATGGCAGGCCTAAATATGACGTAAATAAAATATTTTCTGCGGTGGGTTCTGCAAGAAATTACCTGATTTTACAGCATTGCAAAACGATTGCAAAGTTTCATTTTATTAACCTTTGTAATGCCGACATTTTGTATGAGAGAGCTCAAAAAAACTATGACCGGGCAGTAAGCTACCTTAAAGATTTGGGAAGGGGGAATGTGACCCTTAATTCTTTGCCGTTACTGGTAGAAACACCGGAAACCGACACTGAAGATGAAGTATTACCCTACAGAAGCGGATCACGTTTAAAATTTAATCACGAGTAAATATGAAATTTTCAAAGATAGCGATCAATAACTGGTTTAGCCTTAAAAGCAAACCTACAGAAACTAAAACGACAAAGCCTGTTTTCAGTACAACTCCTAAATCTATTTCGAGGGTACGAAAGGATATTTCAGACTGGAACAAAGTTCTGCAAATGGCGATGGTAGATGAAAACCCAACATTCTGGGGTCTGTATAATTTACTTGATGAGATATCACAGGATGCATTATTAAAGTCTCAAACCGAAAACAGACGTAATAAATCCTTATCACAGACTTTTTCTATTACCGGAAAAGATGGTAAAATAAACCAGGAGATAACAGATTTACTGCAAAACCAGATTTTTGTAAACGAGGTTAATACTGAAATTCTGAATACAAAATATTTAAAACATTCATTAGGCCAATGGA